CTCGTGCTGGGCCCCGATACAGGCGGTGTGCACGGTACCATCGCCGATCGTCTTGCCGGCGAGCCGGCGCGCCACGCTGCGCAGATACGCATCGCGCAACCGCGGTGGAATCGGCGTAGCGAACTGGCGCAACGTCGCGAGTTGATCGTCGGTCAATGCAAGCGGCATCCCATAGCCTCCATAGCGTTTCTCCGGTTGAAAGGACGCGGCGGAAGTGCGGCTCTCACGCCCGCGCGCAAATGCGCGTTCAAGACGGTGAACGAAGCGATCGTTCATGCGCACGAGCTGCTCGCGCGTGTACGGGGGTAAAACATCGACGGGGTCCATCTCGCGATAACCAGCCGGCGCGCCGCCCTCGGGCAGCTTGAGCCATCCGGTGCGAGGGGCGGTCGTCGGCGGCGACGGTGGCGACGGCTCCGTAGGCTTGGTGACGACCGGCCGCCCCGGCAGCGTGATCGGCGGCCGCTTGCGCTGCTCGTCACGCACCAGGCGCGCAGCGAGCCACTTCCGCGCGTAAGCGGACCGCGGGGGGCGCGCCGAACCAGCCCATACTGTCGAAATGATAGACAAGTGGACGCCTCCCGATTACAAGCGGTGGCGTCTTTTTGTTTCCGTCGTTTTCCTCCGACTAGGCCCCGGCCTCCCATGCACCGGGGCTCTTCTTTTTCTTTACCGATTTACTGTTTGCCGATACAGCAGACCGCCCCCAAGCAGCGAGCGCGACACGGCCTTTATTCCGCGCCAGCGCTGCTGCCGGTTGAGCCGATCAATTGACATGCACGCTTCAATTTTGATGTCATGAAAGCGCAGTTGCCGCTCGCGCCGCGCGTTAGCCTTGGCGCGCGCCTTCATCTCGGAAATCTCACCCATCATTACTTCTCCTTCGCGTATACGGGGTGACACGGGTCCAACGGCATACCGTCGAGACCGACATCGCAACGGAACCCGTGGTCAGCGATCATGCGTTCAGTAATGTCACGACACTCCCTACATAAGGAGATCAAAAACTCGCCGCGATAATGCCCCTCGGCTGGCACGGCCATCACCGCTCGTGTAACGATTCCGCGCTCCGCGCAATAAGCGCACAACGGGTGAGCACAAAGCTGCTGAACCGAAACCCGTGTCCAACATTCAATATCAAAACCTGTCATGCGCACGCCCCTTCACCCAATCAGACTGCGGACATCTATCTGCGGCGCCGGCTTTGCCGCGACACCCAACGCCATGATCAACGCGACGGTGCCATCAATACGTCCGGTAGATTTCTTTTTTGACGGTTTACGATTGCCCGCGTCATCAAGAACCACCACCGTATTATTGAGACAGAAGTTCAAAACTGGATGATCCCCATGGGCGAGCTTACCGTCGAGGATCGCCTGCTCCAGATCGCGCATCGCCGGCGAAAGGCTGGCATATCCTTGCCCGAATTCCACGAAATGCTCTTTCACGAATTGCTCACTCATACCAGCCTTGAACAGCCACGGCTGAAGGTGCTGCATGTTCCAGCGATCGAATGCGAGCTTTGCAATGTTGTAGCGAGCGAACAAAACGCGGAGATGATTGGCAACAAACTCGTAACTGACGGTCTTCCCCGGCGTCACGGCAAGATGCCTCTGCGAACGCCACAAGTCATAGGGAACGCGATCGGCCATTCCCTTCTCGACCAGCCCCTCCTCCGGCAACCAAAACGTAGGCCAGACACGCCACTTGTCTTCACGCCATCCGATCAGCACCAGCGCGGTGAGATCGCTGACCATGCTGAGATCGAGACCGCCATAGAGTTGAAGCCCGTCCATCGCCCCCGGCGGATCGCCGCAAGCCTTCCACACCTCCGGTGCGATGAACGCATGGCTCGATTCGACGCGACGATTAAGTATCAGGTTCTCATACTCGGCTTGGCGGGCGGGCATTCGCTTTGCGGCCGCTGCCATCGCGAGGACTTCCGCCGGATTTAGGAACGTCCCGAAAGCCGGATTAGCAAGCCCGATCGTCGCCTCCTCGAATGGATCAAGCTCGCGCGGCGCGGTGTAGAGCTTGATCACCGTGTGCGGATCGTGCCCCGCGAGCGCATCGTCGATCAGCACAGAGAGCAGATCCGAATCGGTCGGGCTTTGCGTGCTAATGATGATGCTTAACGGATTTTCCTGAGCGCCAGTCGCGGTCTCCAACGCCTCGTAGAGCGGAGAGCGCGGGCCTCGAACTTGACCTAGCTCATCATGCACGATGAAGCTTGGTGAAAGGCCATATGCTGTCGATGCTTCGGCTGATAACGCACGATAACGCGTACCCAGCTCGGGACAGATCAATTCCTTGGCGGTTTCGCGAATGATGACGATCTTCGCCAGCGCCGGATTGAGTCGCACCATTTTGGCGGCGAGATTGAAGATGATCGCGGCCTGATCGCGCGACTGCGCCGCGGAGAACAACTGACTGTTGGGACGACTGTGCGCGGGCGGCCCGCAGAGATGCGCGAGCAGGAGACACGCGGCTAGACAGGTCTTCGCGTTCTTGCGCGCGACGGAAATGATGGCGCGGCGGGTGCCGCGCGGATTGTCGTAGATCAACTCAATGATTTCTTTTTGGAACGGCTGCAACACAAGCGGCTTGCCGACGAGCTTCCCTTCCGGGATCAGACAAACCGTCTCGATGAACTCTATGACATCAGCGGCAGTGATCGGACCATCACTCGTCGCCGGTTTGCGTCTCGACACGACGACCGCTCCGGATTTCCCACGGACGCATCTCAGCGGTTTTTCTCGTCTGTAATCCCGCGGCATGCGAAGTGCTGCGCGACCGCGGCGTGGCGCGCAGCGAGGCGAGCAGGCTCTCGGTCTGTTTGGCCGTATCGCTATGCTGCTTCGCAAGCTTGGCATACGTCTCGACGACGGTGCCCGCCGCCCGGTGCGCGCGCAATTGCTCCTCCATGCTCAGGCAGAGTGCCGCCTGCGCGACCAGACGACGAAGAATGATCCGTCCCGCCGCGTCAATCCAGTGCGGCGGCAGAGAATTGACGACCTCGCGCCAGAGTCTCTTCTCACCGTCGTCAAGATCTGCGGGCGGCTCGGGGCGTCCTGTTCCAGGGAGCTGGGGGACGACAGCGAGCGAGGCGGCGGATTTGCGGGGCATGGTTCCCGTATACGCCAGCACGAAGACGCGGTAAACCACATTTCATGGACAACCCCATTCCCGACCGGCTTTCGCTCCGCCCGGTGCGCACGTGGTACACCCTTAACCGATGGCGCAAGATCGCCAAGTGGCAACTCCGCAACGAGCCACTATGTCGGCTATGCCAGAACCGCGGCTTGGTCCGGCCGGCGACCATCGCCGATCACATCGAGCCGCACCGCGGCGACATCAACAAGTTCTGGTTCGGCAAATTGCAAAGCTTGTGCTTCGACTGCCACAACACCGTGAAGCAGGGGATCGAACAACGCGGTTTCGACACAGCCGTCGACGCGGACGGCTGGGCCATCGATCCCAAGCACCCCGTCCACACCGGCGCTTTTGTTCCCGATGCGAAAGGTGACACCCATGTCGAAGATCGAGACTCCGCCCGCCGCCCCAACCCCGCTTCCGGACGCGGAGCGGATCTATCTCCAGGGCCAGATCGACGAGGTCCGCAGATCTTTTGAAGCCAAGCTTCGGGGCGTTCTGAGCGCGCCGATGCTCCGGATGACCTGCGGCACCGTCACGACGCAAGGGGCGCGCCTCGGCGCTGCCGTGCCGCCTGATGCTTTCCCACTTTTTCGTTCGTACGACAGAATTCAATCCACCAGTCGCATTTCAATTCCGCACGGCGTGCATGTCACCGCCAAATCCGGCTTGCCCCACGCGTTCTGCCCACAGCCAAAACAAGTGAACTTGGTCTTGCTCTTGCGGCCGCCGTCAGGGCCGGCGCGGTGCGCGGACTCCAGGTTGAGTCTCCACCCCATCGCGGCAAGCTCAGCAAACGCTCCAGCGAAGCAACCGCCGGGGATCACGTAATGCGACATTTGCTGGCCGGTCTCCTTGCCGCCGGCGCCACCCGTGTTCGACGGCTGGAGACCAACCTCCTTCATCTTCACCGCCCACTGCTTGTTGTGATAGCCGCGCGAGG